CCCGCGTGCGAATGCGTAAAAGGCGTGGGGTGTGTACTGACCAGTGAACTTGGGCCTGGCTACGAAACCCTTGAGTTGCCCGTGCGTCATGATGTGGCCAGTTCGGTGGTAGTCGGTGTACAGCTTATCGGTGTCCTTAAGTTTAACCACACCAACTTGGGCGACAACGCCTGCTGGCACTATGTTGGCCACCTCAGGGCGTTTGACATTATCGAAGTCTTCACGGAAAAGCCTGACGGCCCAGCAAGTGTTGGTGGCAGCGTTGTAGCCTGAGTGTATGCCCACAACCACACTACCTAGAGTGCTGTTCACCACGAGGGGTGCACCACACTCGCCAAAGACAGTTGGGCGATCGGGCTCTGACCTCCATGCTTCACAAGACACGTTAGTAGCGCCATCAAGACCGCGCAAGGACGACAAGTGGACACCGTAAACCTGCAACTTTGTCACGCTGGCATCCAGATTCTTGATGAAGTAGCACGCTGGACCGACACTCTGGAATGTGCGCTTTGTGAAAACATGCTTAATGTCCTTATAGCGACACGGAAGCGCCCACGTGGTTATGACGGCGACATCTCTTTCGGGAATACGGCGCACCATCTCCTCGCACACGTCAATGACATAGCTGGGTCTAGCACCTTCAGCCGTGACTGGCCCAACCCAAACTTCGATCTTCGCATTAATGGGCAGAGCGTGATTGTTCACGACGAGTGTCTCTGAGTCCACAAAGAGAGCTCTGGTATTGGCAAAGCCTTTGCCCTTAGCATGCTCGCCGTAGACACGACAAAAAGCAACGTTGTTTTTAATCGCACTAGTGAGTTGGTCCTCATTGTGGGGCCTCTTGGGGTCGACGTCCAGACGAGTGATCGCTCGCTCTTTCACTGTCCAGACGTTAAACTTCTCCTCACCACGTGGCACTGGAAGTCTACCGACAGCATCCAAGTCCATCTGCGCGAAATCACCACAAAGGTCCTCCTCATCATGCGCAACGTCGTCACTAGTGGTTTCAGGAATGGCGCGATGCACTTCCTCTGGAGCACCATGCGCCCTAGTGTATGAGTTGAAGAGTGCATACATGGTAGCCACCACGCCAATGGCCAGCGCACCAGCCACAAACGCACGCAACAGTGGGTCTGCTCCGCCCCTGGCGGCGTTCACTCTAGCACCAGCAGATGCTAGTAAAACTGCAGGCGTTGCGTTGTGCTCAATCAGCTTGGCAGCTGCAGACCGAATGAGTGAATAACCCGAGAGGTGATTGACAAGACTGTGGAACCACATGTGTTCAAAATAGCACTTGGCAAACCAAAGGCCTAGTCTCTGGGAGAGGCTGAACTGTGCCTCGCCCAACATGTCGGTGCGCACACGAATGCGTTCTGGGTCATCAAGCGGCGTGACTGCATTGAGGTAGTCATGTGCCGCCCGAATGATGTCCGAAATTGGCCAACCTTCCACAATACACTTGGGAACCTCATCTCTGATGAACACCTCAAGAGCTGCAGTTTCAAGAGCCGTGAGGGAACCGCAGTACGACAAAACGCACTTCCTAAGCTTGTCGAACTGTGTCTCCACGAAGAACCCAGGTTGACCACGCCGGGGCACAAAGGTCAAGTAGTTCATGCTGTTCTCTTCGAGGTGCTCATTGAAGGAAGTTTCTGACAGCTCTTCGAGACGTTGCCGAGGGCTCAGGCCCAAGAATTCCTCGACGATAGCATCGAGATCTGTCTTGATGGTCCGCACCACCTCTTCGTCACTGAGACTCTCATGACAGTAGTCAGGATCGAACCACTTCACGTACTCTGGACTGTCGAGTGTCTCTCGAACGAAAGCACGCACAACCTTGTCGCTGTAAGTGCGGTACAGGACGTCCCTAAGCATGTTGAGCTCTGAAACGCGATCCCAATGCTTCCTCGAACACAAACAACCGGACTGAGTCTCAGTTGTGTCTTGTGCATTCAATACGACAGAATCAGGCTTAGCGCACTGGCAGATGCTAACCGGTAACCTACACTCACAAAGGGCTTCGGGACCAAGCTTGCCAACCGTCTCCATGAGGCTGGTCTGGTGACTAATGTGCTTCTCATACACTCCTGTCATGTAATCGATGAGCTCGCTGTAGTGTTCGAACATGGCCACTTGCACAAACTCCCCGGTAAGACCGGAAACCTTGGGCACGCACACGATAAAGCGCCAAAGGTCAGGGTACTGTTCTCCAGGGGGGATCTTCGATGGGTCGATACGATCTTGGTCCTTCAACCTGAACTGTTCTTTAACCACCGGCTGAATTCTCACGGCAAATCTGCGCAAGAAAGCTGCAGAACTGTTGAAGTACAGATTGGCATTGAGTTCACTCAAGTTGCTGGTGACACCAACCCACTCCGAGCGAAACGGGACTTTGCCCTTATCTGGCAAGTCAGCTTGTGGAGTTACGAACTGGATGTTGTTGATGGCTGAAATGATGTCACCAATAGAGGGATCAACACCCTGCACGACATTGGCACGGTACTTCGCAGCGTCGTCATAAAGCACACCCGCAAAGTGAGACTTGTAACCGCTGTAGTAGTCGTCGTTCTCCGTTCTCGTCCACAGGGTGGCAGAATCCTTGTCGATACCGCGCACTGAACAGTAATGGTTGAAAAGACCAAGTGCAATGTGTGATTTTGCCACTCCAGCGTCACCATAGAGGAAGACACCGATAGGAGCTCTTCTAAAAGCACTGGCATTGAGAGTCACGGTAACGCGCTTAAGCACCAGCTCAAGCTCCAGTAGTGTGTTGGTGAGAACATTTGCCTCGCGACCCTTGCGGAAGACGGGCAACATCGCTTTACCAGTGGCGATCGCAGACTTCACATCTTCGATGTATTGCGGCAATGCCATGCCGACACTAGAAGGATTGTTCGTAAACTCGTAGTCCTTACGTAGCCGGCATGCGTTCATGTACCAGTCACTCACGACACTGTCGTCAACGAAGAAACAGTTGATGTCGCCAGTGGCTAGTGCTTGACGGCCTGCCTTGCACACAAAGAGCACGAGGTTGACTATGGCATCGGCAAAACTCGCCACATCCCACACAGTCGGTCGCATAACCTTCTTTTCGACTTCTGAGAAAAGTCGGAGGTCAACTGGGACGTCGAGCTTCTTGTAGATTGCATGGGCCACAACGTGGTTGATCACCTTAGTAATCTTGTCACCAAGTGCGGACTTCACAACTCTGCGAGTGTCGCTGTATAGCCCGTCCATGACATCAAGCCAAGTGTTGCCTGACTGGTGCCACGTGAACTCGCAATGCAACTCGTGAGCAAAACTGTGGATGAGACGAGCAGCACTACCCGTGACGGAACTACCTGATAGCGTGTGGTAGAACGTGGTTAGCGCTGCTATGACTGTACGAGTACTAGTGGCATCCCGTAACTGCCAATAGAGTGCGAAGCAAGCCTCGGCGTACATGACATAGGCATCAGAACTGCGGTCATGGAGGAAGCCGAAGGGCGTAGCACGAACTTGTGTGTTCTTGCAGAGTACTGCTCTGCTAAGTGAGACCTCAAAGACGTACAAAAAGTCCGTGAGTCTCTCGTTTTTGATGATACGCTTGATGTTCATTGCTTGTGTGTGTTGTATCTGGTTTTGAAGTAGGTTTATTTCTTAGGCCCCTAGATTGCCGCACCACGTTTAAATTCAGAAAACGTGGAAACCTACCGGAGTGCCGGACACCGACCACAATTGGGTCAAAGGTAACCACCTTGCCAGGCAGGCCTCGGGCGCAACTGCACCTGTACCTTGCCACCACTTAACTTTTCACGTCGTCCAATAGGAGCGGAGAGGTGTTTGCATGGATCGCTAGTAGGATTGACCAGAGACTTAATATTTGGCCGGAGCTTTCGCTATGAGAGCTTATTGTTTAGAGGTTTTTCTAGAGTTTGTTTATAGCTTTTGTCTCTCACAACAGGATCACTCTGAAACGATGTACGGATTTATCGCCGAAAGCGTACACGATTTACGTAACAGGGTCAAAGACCAAAGTAATCCTAATAAAGGTTTTAAAGTTGTACCAGTAAACTAGACTTTCCTTGCTTAAGGGAATACTGTACTGTAACATAAAACAAATATAGGGGTGGCGGTTTACCGCCATCGGATTTAGAAAATTAGAGCTGTTATTGCCTCAGTGTAAAGTGATGTAAGTGAAAGCTGCTAAAGTGTAATCCCAAAGAATGCCTAAATGTAAACATGAACAAGTAGGGTCTATGGGGTAAACAAATCAGGTTCAATCAATACATTTAAACAAAAAGGGAGTCACGAACTCCAAACTTGGCCGACCTTCCAAGGTCGCCAATAACACACGCGTGCGGGA